AAGCTATTTAACAGCGGCGCCGTCATCCCGGCCTAACGATACGGAGAACAGAGCAATGCCCGCAGATACAGGACATGGGTCGACGTTGACGTTCGGCACGACCGGATTTTCGGCGTCGATCGTTTCGATGACTGGCGTGAAGAAATCGCGACCCGTCATCAATGCCTCGCACCTCGGTACGACTGGCGCTGAGGAGAAGATTCCCGGCGACCTTGAAGACCACGAGGCGTTCGAGATTGAGTGCCATTTCACGCCCGGCGTGGCTGGCTCGATTCCCTCGACCGGCACGCCGGAAACTATCACAAAAACCTACCCGACGGCCTCCGGCGACTCGACGCCCGGCACGTATGCGGGAACCGGATTCATCGTCGACTTCACCGAGCCGGTGTTGAAGACAAACGAAATCATGATGAGCAAGTTGTCGGTCATTTTCGACGGCTACACCGGACCGACGTTCACCGCTGGATCGTAACCAATGCCCAATAAAGATGTAGGACTTGACATCCGACCGCACCCCGCCGCGTTCTATGACGTGGACCTCGTGACGAAGGTGCGGCGCGGGCCGCTGCTGCCGGACGACCCGGCGTACCCAGAGGCAATGCGGCTCGATCGGTCGCTTTATCTGGACGGCGTGATGATTGGCTATTGCACGCTGAAGCCAGGCTTTCCGATCAACCTGATTCCAAGCCGAGTACTCCCCAAGCCAAGCGAGAGCGACAAGGCGCAAATTCGCGCGTTCGTCGATTCGCACATGGTCGACGGCAAGGCGGGTGCGATTGTGAATGCGCCGCCCGTGATTGAAGACGAGCGCGAGGCTCGCGATGACGAGCCCCTGGAAATCGACGACACCGAAACCGAGGACGACGATGAGTGAAGGCAAGTATGCCGGCCGTGATGTTCTGCTCGCACTGAACAAGCGGCGTTTTACCGACGTGACGCTCCCCAGTGGCGATGTGGTTCGCATTCGGAATTTGAGCGAGAAGGAACGCTCGAAGTACGAAAGCGAAACGCTCACCAAAGGCGGGCAGCTCAATGCCGCCAAGCTGGCGGACGCCAAGCGTCGGTTGATTGCCCTTTGTTGCGTCGATGACGCCGGCAACCTGATTTTCCACCCCGACGACATTAAGGGGCTGGAATCGGTGGATAGCGCCGTTACGCAGGTTCTGTACGACGAAATTCGCACGCACTGCGGTTTCGACAAAGAGGACATCGAGGAGCTTGTAAAAAACTCCGAGGCGATTGGCGACGTCGCTTCGCAATCTTCCTAGCGCGGACTGTCGCCCATCGCACTGATGTTTCCGCCATGCTCGCCGAAATGCTACCCGAGGAATTCATGGAGTGGCGAGCCGCTTACTTAAACGAGCCCTGGGGCGATGAGTGGGAGATCGGCGGAACCGTTGCCGCTGCCGCCCATAACATCGGCGCGCCGTTCAGCGGACAAGACCCGCAGTTGCCGTCCTACTTCATCCCGAAGCGCTTTGAGACTTCCGAAGAGCGCGAGTTGCGCGAAGAGCGTGAGCGACTGGCGAAGCAGCGTCGGGGAGGTGGGTAATGGCCACGATTGGACGCCTCGCCTATCAGGTAGTTGCGGACGTTCAGCAGTTCGCGCAGGGCATGGTATTGACGCGCAGCGAACTGCGTGAGGCCCGCCGTGCGTTCGTTGAAACGCGCACACCAGCCGAACAGTACGGACTAGCTATTGATGCGTTAGCACGTCAACACCAGCGTGGCGTGATCGATGCAGACGTATACCGACGACGATTAAGCCAGGTCCGCAGTGAATTCTCGGCATCCGCTCAAAAATCTACTATTCTGACGGATGCGCTGCGCAACACGTCACTAGGCTCGCGGTTCCTCGCGGTGGCCATGAACCCGGTCACGCTCGCGATCGCCGCTGTGACGGCTGGCGCGGCGGCCGGCGCGTTTGCGCTTAAAAAGATCACCGAAGCCACCTACGAACTAGCTGCTGCATCCATCAAGGCCAGTGCCAACCACGAGCAGTTGACGATTGCTTTCGAGGTCATGCTGCAAAGCGCCGAGAAAGGCCAGAAGGTACTCGGCCAGATCGAGGACTTCGCCAAGGCGACGCCGTTCCAATTCAACGAAGTTGCGGAAGCGGGTCGCAAACTACTTGGCTTCGGAGTGGCCGGCGATCAGGTTGTTCCGACACTGCGCATGCTGGGCGACCTCGCAGCCGGCGTACAAAAGCCCATCGGAGATCTTGCCTCGATCTACGGCAAGACGCAGCAGAAGGGCAAGCTGATGGCCGAGGAGCTGAATCAGTTTGCTGAGAACAGTATCCCTATCGTCGGCAAACTGGCGCAACAGTTCGGTGTTACGGACCAAGAGGTTCGCAAGCTGGCCGAACAAGGAAAGATCAGTTTCGGGCATCTGCAACGCGCCCTTATGGAACTGACCGCAGAAGGCGGTTTATTCGGCGGCATGATGGAGCGGCAGTCGCAAACGCTCCTAGGCGCGTGGAGCAACTTGCAGGACGAAGGCGATGCGATCCTGCGCGGCATCGGCAAATCGCTGCAAGACAATCTCGATTTGACCTCGATTGTGCAGGACGCGGCGGCTGGTGCGCAGGATCTGCAATCAATCATGTCCGAGGCGACTGGCTTCATCGTCAGGGACCTTCGCAGCATCGCGGAGAATGTCACTGGGCTTGAGTTGAACATGAACAACCTGGGGCTGACCGTCGCCACAATGCTGGCGCCATTCCTGGAGGGTCTACATGCACTCAGGCTCGGCATCCTGGAAGTCAAGGCGGCGTCCGGCGATGTCAACGCGGCAGTTGAGTTGGCGTTTGCATCTACGCAGGTCGGGCCAAGCGAAGCCATTTTCGGCGCCATTTTTAAGGACCGCGCAGAAGCCGCGAAGAAAGCCGCTGTCGATCCGTTAGCACTAAGCGCACTGCCCACCGACAACACGGCCGCCGCCAAGGCAGCGAAGGACGCCAAGAAACTGCAAGCCGACATCGCCCGCGATGCGAAGAAAGCCTTCGACGAGACTCGCACGCCGCAAGAGAAGTTTAACAGCGAATTCGCGGACCTGACCAAGCTGCTCAGCGTGGGTGCGATTTCGTGGGAAACCTACGGGCGCGCCGTGGCAAAAGCCAAGGACGAACTGGCTGCCGCACGTGAGAAGATGTACGGCACTGCCGAGGCACAGAAGAAAGTCGAGCAGGTCAAACAGGTCGCTGCGATCGTGGCACAGCCACCACGCGCCGGCACGAATCGAGCCCTCGAAGCCGGCACAGCGGACGCCTTCTCGGAAGTGCTGCGCCACCAGCGTGGCGGTGCGGACCCATTGAAGGCGATGGAAAAGCACGCGGCGAAGAGTGCCGACCTGCTGGCGAAGATCGACGAGAACACACGGCGCGAGGCGTTTGAAATCAAGGTGGTGAACATCTCCTAGCGCGCGGGCTCACCGCAAACGGAACATAGCCACGGCTTCGCGTTGTTGGCATACGAAAGAACGATGGCATGTGTCAGCCACACAATCAAAAAGAATCCACACGTAAAGATGCTCAACAGCGCATAGACGACACTCGGCATGGTCTCCTGGTCGCGGATGTGAAGCGTCGCTTTCTGGCAGCGACGACAACCAACCTGGGCGTGTTCCTGAAACTGTCCCATAGCGAAACCCCATGAGCGTAGTCGAAGTCAACGAATGGCGAATGCCGGAAGCCACGTTCAAGGCGGACGGCGACCGCGAGTATAAGCGGTTCTTTCTGGTGCGTACAAGCAGCCAGGACGATGGACCGCTCACGGTGGCGCTCGCGAACGACCTGCCGCGCGTGGGCGAAATCTACCGCTATCCGGGCACCGTTACGACGCCAGGGCCGGTGTTTACGGAATACGACGAGGGCGTTTACGCCCAGTCGATGACCCCGAAATTGGCGGACAAGAACAGCAAAACGCTGTGGACGATCGAGGTGCCCTACACCTCGGTCCCGACCAGCAAGCAGACGGGCAACAACGAGCAAGACCCGCTCAACGAACCGCCAAAATTCTCCGGCAGCTTTCTCCGCGTGACCGAGATTTTCGAGGAGGACAAGGACGGCGAAGCGATCCTGATGAGCAGCGGCGAACCGCCCGACCCGCCGCTGGAAGAGGGCGTTTCGTACCCCACGCTGCGGATCGAAATGAACGTCGCGACGCCGGCACTGTCGCTGTGGGCGGAGTACGCCAACGCGACGAACAGCAGTTCGTTCTGGGGCTTGGGGCCTCGTCAGTGGGCGGTGGAAAAGATCGACTGGCAGGACCAGTTTCGCGGCAACGGATCGCGGTACGTGACCGTCTCGTTTGAATTCGCGGCGAAGTACAACACCTGGGACCGCAAGTTCCTGGATCGCGGCTACTATCGCAAAGTTGTCGCGCCTGTGGCCGGAAAGATTCTGATTACGGACGTCGATGGCCAGCCAATCAACGCTCCGCGATTACTCGACGGCAGCGGAAACGTGCTCGAAGAGGGCGCGACCCCAGTTTACATAACCAAAGTTCTGCGCCCGTCGCGTGCGTTCGCGGCGCTCGGCGTACCAAGTAGCTACCTATCTTAATGGAGTTGAGTCATGGCGTCCTTCGATGAAGATATCCGCTGCAATGGCGCGATTGTTTGCAACCAGCTTATCGTCGGCACGGGAACGATCACTGGCGCCATGATGAGCGCCAACGCGGAAATTGCACGCACGCAACTCGTGCAAGAGGCATTTGCTGAGTTTGCCATCAACCCGCTCGATATGCGGGTGCATGACGCCCTGCATACGGTGTTGCCGGGTACGGCAGCGAACGACGATATGGCGCTGATTACCGGCACACCTGGCACCGATGCGCCGACGCTGCAAGGCGTCGACTTCGGCGGTACGTCGACCGATGAGAAGTGCGCCTTCGTGTTTGTGCTGCCACCCGAGTACGACGACGGGCAGTCGGTGCGCGTCCGCGTGCGAGCGGCGATGCTCACGACCGTTTCGGACGGCACGGCCACGGTGGACGTGGAGTGCTGGAAGATCGACGGCGACGGGGCCGTTGGTTCGGACATTTGCTCGACGGCGGCGCAGTCCATCAACTCACTGACGCACGGCAACAAGGATTTTGTCATCACGGAAACCGGCTTGGTGGGTGGCGACGTGCTCGTGATTCGCCTGTCGTTCGCCGGTTCGGACACGGGCAACGCGGGCGTGATGATTCCCGAGATATCTAAGGTCACGATGCTCGTTGACATTCGGGGCTAACTCATGGCCCAGCAAGGCTACGTGTTCGACGAGCGCTCGGCTCGGCTGATTGCCGAGATGGTGAAGCGTGAGCTAAAGCGCCCCCAGAGCGGCGTCACGCGCAATACGCAGCGGCCTACGGCGTACAAGTACAGCGCGTTCGTCGAGTTGACTTCCGCACTCGCCGAAGGACTGGGCGAGACCGCCACCGCATTGCGGCTACGGCGCGAGGATGAGGCCAACACGTTCGCCACGACCGAGGGCGACACGGATGAATTGACCGTTGTCAATATCTTCGAGGGAGTCAGCGGTGCCATCGGCACAAGGCTGAGGGTGGAGAACTATTTTGGATTGTGGGTTGTGACGCCTGGCGTCTCTTCCGCCCGATGGTTCAAAGCCGCCCTATCCGCAGCACTGGAAAGCGCCGATTCATCGGCCAGCATCGACGGGCTTGCCGCACTCGACGGGGGCAGCGTGCCGGACATCAGCAGCGCAAGCAACTGGCTCAACCTAGCCGGGGCCGATAATGCCAATGCCGCCATCGTCGAAGACCTAAGCGGCGAGTCGCCAGCTTATCTCTTAATGAACGTCGCGCACGTTGCTATCGAAGTCGTGACGGACGTAGCCGACGACACAACCGAGCTGACGAAGACCACGCGAACCATCGTCACGATGAGCGGTGCGGACGATACGGACTCGGCCACGATCGCCACCATCGACGACTGCGAAGAGGAAGAATAAGCATGTCGCCGCTGATGCGAAAAGCCGGATCGTCTGCCTTGCTGCGCGTGGGCGACGCGCTGGCGGGTGCGTTGGCTTGTTGCTGTCAGCCTTGGCCGCCTGCGGAGGATTGCACAACTTGCTGCCCCCTGAATTACATGCTCACCTGCGGGGGTGCCGCCGACCGAACAAAGCCGGGCACAGATACGACATCCGCACAAATCAATTGCAGCACGGGGTGTCCTGGTGCGGCAACATGCACGAGTTACAACGGCATGTTCGAGCTGACGAACTATGCATGTCATGCGACCAATGGGTGCGGTTGGGCCAATATATTCGGGTGCGACTTGTGCGACCAGCGCGGCAGTGTCGGCGGGCTACAAACCGACTATTTTGGATACTGGCAACTCGGAATTGCCCACCTGACCGATCATCTTTTATTCATCGCAGCCCCCAACTTTTTCAGGAAGAACCAAGCCGACCCCTGCGACTTCGCACACGGCAGCCTGCAATCCTTCGGCTGTGAGTACATTCTG